TGAGTCGGTATCGTTTGCTAATCTTACTAATAATGAAAATGTTCCATATTCATTAAAATCATTTGTTGGAGCTTTAACATCATCAATAGATATTTTAAGATTTTTGCTTTCCCACTCACCAGAATCTATAGCAACAACTCTGAATAGTTTTTGCATATTTGTTGGATTGTATGTAGTTGCTACACCTAAATCTTGTGAGAATATCCATCCTGTTTTGGCTGGTTGCATACCAAATCTGTGTTTAGCAAGATTCTTTGTTCCATCTGTCAAAGGTGCGATGAAAGCATAAGTTGAACCAGTACCTGCAACATCTAAGAAACTTCTATCAAATGTCTCGCCTAACCAATAAGATTTTCTTGAAGTTGATGTAGCAGAATTTGCATTTGTTAATATTGGATTAGTGTTAAATACTGTTCTAATATATTTGTCTGAGTCTGGATTGAAATTAAATGTTAATGTTGTTGAATTACCAGAATCATCTACAACTATTGACTTGTACTCTGAATATGTTGTAGAATTAGCTGCAATCAAAGCATTGTTTCCACGAACTTGTGTTGAAGTACCAGCTAATGTTCCAGTTAATGAAATTGAACCAGTTTGAACATACCATATTGCAGCCAAAGTACCAGTAACAGCAGAGCCAGCAGAAGCAGATGGTACTACGAATAAACCGTATGCTCCACCACCATTATCGTCTGTTGCATAATCTGCTGTAAGTTCCCAACCAGCAGCACCACCAGCACCTAGAGTACCAGCAGTTGCATTAGGATTTTGTGTTCCAAGAAGACGTACTACGTTTATTGAATTATTGTTTCTTAACCAAGCTTGTGCGGCATAAGCAGCATAAGTAGGAGATGTATAGTTCCCATATCTCCATGTGTCAGTACCAGCTTTACCAGCAATTGGATTTCCAAATATTTCTACAAAGTCAGAGAAAGAGCCTATTCTTACTGGACGCATTGCTGGTCCCTTTTCCAATCTACCAATAATTGTTGGGCCAACTCCTAAAGTTTCTTGAGGAAGTTGTGAATTGTCAATTTCATTGACAAATACACCTGGGGAAACGAACTTGAAACTAGATACTGGCATTTTATATAATTCTCCCTATTATGATTATTAAATTCATAAATAAATAGTTAATAGAATATCAAAACGTCTTAATCTCTATAAGATGTTTTATTTTTAATTAAATCATAATATTCTGGCGTATCACCCATTATGACTCTTTCTCTTGGTATTTTTACTTCTACTGCATTTTCTGTAATAGTTACTTTTGGTTTATCTAAATTGTCTCCACTATAACTTAATTTACCAACAACTTCCATATCTATTTTTGCACTATATACTTTTCTTTCTTCGTTTAAAGCAGAAGAGTTATTGTCTGGTGTTATTTCTTTAATAAATGCTTCATACTTATAATTATCATTTCTTAAAGTTACAGCTTTTTGGTTTCCGTTCTTTACGTAAAAAGGTGTTATAATTTCATTTAGTTGTTGCATATAATCAGTTTTTATATGTATTTCATAATTTATGAATACATAAATTTGCATTGGTATTGAAGCAGTTTGATATACAATTTTGTTATTTTTTATTCTTCTTGGGTCTTTAACTGAAAACATACCATTGTTTCTATAAAGTGGATTTGAATATTTATTTAGATCAGCATTTTTAAAATTTGAAGTTTTCTCTTGGTTTATCACTCTTGTTATTGTTAAAGCTGCTCCGTCTTTATCATACAAAGATTTTATATTTGCTGGTATTGGAGATTTAGAAACATCTTTTACAATATTTTTTCTTTCAACAGAAATGATTGGAAACTTTAACATACCAGAAGAGTCTCTAATATCTTTATCACTTTTCATTTGATGAACTCTCTCAGAAGAAGTCCAAATTACAGGTACTTTTTTCCAACCGTCAGTAGTATTCGAAAAAATATTTAAATCATTATTTATCCAATTAAATAATGCATAATCTATTGTTTCTAAAGTTGATGGACTGTATTGTATTTCTTCTTGATTCATATTTTATCCTGCATAAATAAGAACTGGAATTTTCTGATTAAGTTTCTGCATATCATCAGACATTTTGCCTTCAATTTCTGCAAGCTTATGATATGTGATCTGATCAAGAATTTTATTTAATTCTTCCTTTAACTCTTTCTTTTCTTCTTTTGCTTCAGACATTAAAGCACTACCATTCAGTGTTACAGATTCTCCTGGTATTGGAATAGTACTAAATTTGGATCTAACGTGTCCAAGCATTTCTTTACAAATAGCAAGGGCATATCTTCTAATCCATTGTTTACCTATTGAATTAATACTATTATATGGTATATTTGCAAATGGAAGGGTATTCATGTTGTTAACACCACCTACAGTATCATCAGCAGATCCAGATGTTGTTTCCCAAGGATTTGATTCACTCTGAATAGAAAATTCAACCCAATAATTGTTAATACCTATATCTGGTGGGTTAGGAAAAAATCTAATTTTATTATTTTTAATTTCATAAGAGTAATGAGAATTTCTTGTATAAATTGCTGTCTCATATGCCATAGCTTGAAGTTTATTATGCCATGTTGGAATTACTTCAAATGTGCTATCATCAGCATATTGACCGTATGAGGAAAGATTACCAATAGCATTTAAACCACCATAGTATCCAAAAAATCTCCACATTGAATTTGGAGTTTTATAAAATACTCTTCTGATAATAACTCTTCTATTTCCAACTGAGCCAGAGTAAGGAACTGGGCCACCAGTAGCGGGTTCGTAATTGTTTAATGATGCAGATTCTATTATTGCTTGTAAATCATAATCTTGAACTTCTGGTATAATTGGTATAGATGCTGAGTAAATAGGTTCTACTCCACCAATACCAGCCTCATTAGAAAACGCATCACCATATCTTGTAGCATAATGAAGGTTATATTTTGGATACGCTAATTCTGGATTTTGTCCCACAAGAGCAGAACCAGCTTTAAATTCACCATCTTGATTAAATGAACCTGTGCTTGCACCTAACATCGTAGGTAAAGCATTAATAGATTGGTGAAGATTAACAATATATGAATATTCTAATACAGCCTCTTCGTAAGCTGCATAAACATTTCCTGTTGTTAATTCTATATCTAATACATCACCACCCAATCTTTTATAGACAAATGCAACTTGATCTGCTGCACCAGAAAGAAAATCTGTATTAGATGAATAAATTCCTAATGGTAATGCAATAGAAACATCTGCTGGGTTGCCGCTTGATGGAAGAACAATTGCGCTTAAAGTAGAGGCTGGAGTTAAAACAGGAACTGCCATTCAATAAATACTCCTCAATACTTTAAATAGTTGTAAACAAAAGAAACCCCCCAATTAAGGAGGGTTTCAATATAATCAAAACAAATTAATTAAACTTTAGAATAAATTAAAGCCCAATTAGTTGTTCCAGCTTTCACAGCCATACCGCCGCAACTTGCCGAAAGAATTAAACCAGTTGTAGAAACTAAACCGTTTAATGTATCTGATCCTGTAGCGTAAACTAATACGTTTGCTGTTCCTACGTTTGAAAGTATGTAAACTTCACCAGATGTTGCACCAGTTGGGAGTTTTACACCAGTATTGGCAGCACCAGAAACATTAGTTACATGGTTTACAACTGCTACAGCATCGTTTACAGTTGTTCCAGCAGCAGTTAAATTAGCTGATGCTACGTCTGATAAAACTAAACCACCACCAACAGTTGAATCACCAGATGTTGCTACACTTATCATTGTTTGAGCAGCAAGTTCTTTTCTCATTCTTGCTACGCTAAATTTAGAACCCATTTTAAAAACCCTCCTATTGGCTTTTAACCAACACAAATAAATAGTTTTAATAAATAAGAAAGCCCCCCAAACCTTTCGGAATGGGGGGCTTCTTTGCCTAATTAGGCTGTTCTATCAAGAACCGCTCTCACCAAGGAGGCCACGAATGATTACCAAGCCGTAAAGGTCTGGTTTAACCATTTTCTTGGCGTAACGGGTCATTACGCCTTTACGTGGTACGAAGTCCTCAGTACCAAAGATGGTAGGAGTGACTTGTAGTGGTACGTATGGAGCATAGACATAACCAGACTCAAGGAAGCTGGAACCTTTGCGACCAACGAGAATTACGTTACGAAGGAAGTATGGATCAACGTAAACGTCAAACTTCTTGGAGATTGAGCCAACATTAACTGCGCCAATCTCACCCTTCTCGTCTTCGTGAGTTACTTTAGCTCTGAAGCCAGATGTGAACTCAAGAATGTTTGCGGTTTCTGGACCACATACGATGAAGTTGGCACCACCACGGAGAGTCTTTCTGTGGATTTGAGCTGATACGTCATTGATTGTCTCAATGAGAGTTTCATACCATGCTGAGACAGTACCTGTGAAATCTGGAGCTTTTGCTGATGCTCCAATCTCTGCGCCAGTTGTTCTGTTGACGAAAAGACCTGGAGATCTTGACCAGTAGAATGTACCAGCGGTTGCACCTTTGATAAGATCTTCAAGAATTTCACGGTCAATTTCAAGACCAATTTGTTCTGAAAGAATTGAGGTAAGCTCAACTTCTGCATCAAGATTGTGATAAGCATTAAGATCTTGACCAAGTTCTGGTGTCCATTTTGCTTTCATTTTCTTGGTGACAGCAGTGATTGATACTGAATCGACTTTGATATCAATCTCTGGAATGTCAGTTTGTCCTTCAAGACCCCATGTACCAGTTGCTACAACTGTACCAAGAGCATTTGTTGAACCAGCAGTTGCAGTACCGCCAAAGTTGTCAACTATTGGGAATTTAGCGACAACGTTTGCAGCCTCGGATGTTATTGAACTATTAAGAGTATTAAGAGCAGCATCAGTGTTAGAAGCAGCAGTAAATACTAAGTATGTTTTTCCGTCTGTTGCTGTTGTAGCTGTAGAACCAACAGTTATACCATTACCAAATTGTGTAAGTCTTCTAACTTGGCTACCACTCAATTTTGAAGTAGAGTCGGCTACTATTGCAACTAGATTTCTCTTGTTTAGTTGAACAAACTCTGTGTTAGTAACAACTGAAGCAACAAGAACTCTTGTAGAACCAGATACTAAATCTGCATCGTAACGACAGAATTCATCAATACCTTGTGTACCAGCTCCAAATGTACCAGAAGCAACTACAGTTATTGTCATACCAGTATTAGAACCAGTTGGTGAGGTGTAACCATTGTTTAGGTTATAGAAACCTTTCTCAGCATTTACACCAGTAAGTGAAACACCGCCTGTGATTTGTTGACCAACTACGCCTTGACCGTATACTGAATCGCCAGCATCATATCCTAATCTTGGACCAGAACCTGTTGTTGAAGAGATTTGGAAGTCAAGGAAGAAGATGAGGCCAGATGGAAGGCTCATTGGTTGTACTGATACGAGATCGTTGGCGATAAGACCAGCAAATACTCTGCGGACGATTGGGAATGCTACAGCAGCAAAACCTTCTACGTCACCAGCAGCCATTGATGTAGACTCACGAAGAAGCTCTTTGGCTTGGTTTTCGAGAAGTCTAGCCATTGTATGTTTTGTTCTTTCTGAGGAAAGACCTTCAAGAAGACCAGTTCTTTCCCATTTGTTTAAGAGGGCTGAGCCTTCTGCTTGAAGATCTCTTTGTACCATACCCTCTGTCAATTTTTCAATAATAGACATAGTAATAACTCCTTAAATGTTATTTATTTTTAATACCAGCTAACCTTTGCATTCTCTCTACTACGGGAGGTGGTGCATCGTTTTGCTTTGTTTGCATAATAATTGATGAAGTTCTATTTATTGCTTCGCTAAGTGATTTTGGAGCAGCAACCTTGTTGTCGCTTGACACTGTGCTTTGAAGTGTTTGATAGATTGTTTTTGCTTCATCGGCTGATTCGGCATTGGATAGTGCTTCGACAATCTTAGATTTTTGTCGCTCATTCAAGGAGTTACTATTCAATACTTTGTTTTTATATAAAAGTTTGGCATTTGATACCGTTAATGTGTCAAGCCTCTCTTTAAGTGTTGAAACTGCTGATTCGTATTGTTCGACTCTATTTGCAAGAGCTTCTGCAATTTCAGAAATCTTACCAAGTTTCTCTTGAAGTGAATCAAGTTTTCTTGATAATAATTTGTTCTCTTTTGTAAGTTTTTTGTTTTCTTCGCCAACTGTTGCAGCTTCTTCTTCTG